CTCAAGTTCTAGGGAGTCCCATTCTTAGACTGATCAAAATTGCGACGCGTGGCTGGCGTCGGCTCCTTAGGGAGTGCTACTATAAGCCCCGGATGGAATATACACGATTCCGTTCGGTTATTCCCAAACCCTGTGCTTGTTGCAACGCTGCAGAGCTTAGGTTCTTGCAGCGTTCTCAAGTGGATTCGGAAGAAGCGCATTGGATTTACGAGTTGCCTGTTCATGGTCATTGCAATAAGTGCAAGAATAATTATGTTAAGCGGAACTATTATGATATTGCTTTTTTGCTTATTGGGCTTACGATAGCTCTTTCTTATCTGAGTTGTTATCGTGCTATTGCATTTGGTTGGATTGCTTTTTGTTATCAGTATTTTAGGCCTAATCCAACTGATCGTGTTGTTCAAATTCCTATTCCTGTTAAAACTGTTGGAACAGTGCAACGTGCAGTTCATGCAGCTTCTGTTGCCACGAAGGGTTCAGAATTCCGAGCTCATGGAACCTTTATCCACCATCTTTCACTGAGTGATTGCAGTGAAAAGCTGAAGCAGTCCTTATGCGTTTGGGCTCCGGCAGCTATGATGGGTTTTTGGGAGGATGAGGATGGGGTTTCACGCTCGTGGTCTGAAGGCCGCCCCTGCGATGGCACCGAACCGCCGGAAACGACCGACACTCATTTGGGCAATCCTGATGTGCAGAATGGAGAAATGAAGGGCACCCGCCTTAAAGGTGATGAATATGGTGAAGAGAATCGTGTTAAAACCAAAGATGCTGAAGAAGGCGATGGTACCCTTGCACATCAAATTGGGCCAGATTTGATTCCCACTGAAGTTATGGCTTCTACTGAAGGCAATTTGAAGTGTGGATTGGCTAAGAGAGTTCAGCCACTTGAATTCAGGGCAGATAAGCATCTTACCCGGCGCATTAATGCGGCGGTGACTGGCATGATGAAGCATGTGTTCACCGCGAGGAGGATTAAGAAATGGAGAGAAGAGAACCCTGAGTTCGATGAGTTTAAGTCAAGGAAGTGGGATTCGAGACGGTGGAGACATGGTGTTGAGGAGTGTTTATCTGACACTCATGCGAAGATTGAGCAGGAATTTCAGATTAAGCTTAATGAAGCGTTGCCTGCGAAGGATAAGGCTCCTCGACCCATTATCCAATGTGGTGATAAGGCTCAGGTGATGATGCAGCTTCCTGTCAAATGTTTTGAAGAATTGCTTTTTGAAACATTTGAATCAGCTAGCATTAAACATTGCCCTAAGCATGAAGCTATGGGCCGAGTCGCCAAACATTTGCGTCAAAAGGGCAGATGCACTGTTATTGAAGGAGATGGATCTGCTTGGGACGCATGTTGTAATTCCAGGATTCGCAGCATGACAGAGAATAGAATTATAAAGCATATTATTGATATTCTTGGTGAAGATCCTGAAGTGCCGCGAACTTGGTTGGATGCCGTCTTGAAGGATATGCAGAAATCAGAACTCAAAGGAAAAGCCAAGGTTGAAGGAAGGCAATTGGTTTCTCCCATTCGGGTTGTGATTGAATCTATCCGTCAATCTGGTCATCGTGGAACCAGCTGTTTCAATTATTTCATCAACCTGATTTGTTGGATTTGTGTTTTGGCAGAAGATCCTGATGATGTTATCAGGCAGTTTGTTCACAATCCAACTGAGCCAGTTTGGTATCAATCAGTTGTTGATGGATATTGGTATGAGCTTAAGTTTGCCTTTGAAGGTGATGACTCTGTTTTGAGCACCACTGAAAAGGTGAACGGAGATAAGATTGAGGAGAGCTGGACTTCATTGGGTTTCAGGATGAAACTGGTTTATGTTGAGAATAAGATGACTTTCACCGGCTTTGATTTTCTTTGCGATGAACATGGGCCGGTTGGATCATTTTGTCCTGAAATTCCACGCAATATTGCTTCATCTTCGTGGACTTGTTCAACTTTGGTTAAGCAGGATCCAACGAAAGTGAATGAGGTCGGTTTGTCAGCTATGTATGCGCGTGCAGAGAATTTTAAGGATTGTGGACCTCTCTGCAATTATTTTGCCCAATTGGGGTTAGCGCATGCAGATATTTCCGGCGATACAGGGCTGGGAGAAGACCAAGCTGTTTCGCTTGGTGTGCATGAAACGAATTCAGTTGTTCGTGAGTTGAAACGCCTGGCTGGTGAAGCTGATGTTTTGGATGAGAATATGCGCAAATTGGTTAAAATCGTGGTCCCCGATTGGACTGATTATTATGAATTGCAATTGTTAGGATGCGCTTTTTCTGATCCCTTATGCACAGTTACAGCTAAGAATGTGCTTCCTCTGAGTCTTTGGGACCCAGAGAAGTACAAGCAGGCCAGGCGTTGAGTTTGCATAATTAGCGGCTTTAATTAAATAGGATTTTGAAGGTAACCTTTTGGTTATTCCGGGACTCCCCCCCTCGTTTGTCCGCGAGGGGATTAGAAGACCGTGGGCACCATCATCGGAATTGGGTGTCATATTGATGCTGAGGTAGGAGAG